AAACCTAAAGCGCAGACAACACCCCCCAAGACACCCAAACGCAAAACCAAGAAATATCTCAATGAGGTGCGTACATATGCAATCAATGAGGCAAAATGGATGAATGCAAAAGAGCGGTGTAAGGACAGAAATATGGAGTTTATCATCCTCACAGAAGTTGAACTGATGATATAAATATTGGTATGGCAGAAGAAAGTTATTTTGACCAGATATCGAACCAGATAAAGACAGGTAATGAACCTTTTACTTGGTATCGTAATCGTATTAAAGAGTTGGGTACACCTAGTGTTCCCGAACTACTTCGTAGTGGTCAATTAAATAGAACCCCAGCGTTTGGTTCTCTAAATATGTTTGTATACAGTCCAAAGTTGAGAAACAAACTACCGTACTATGATACGTTTCCATTGGTGTTACCATTGAAAAGATACAAAGACGGTTTCCTTGGTCTTAACTTTCACTATCTACCATATGCGTTAAGAGCAAGACTACTTGATGCAGCTGGTGGTGATAACTTGAGTGTCAGTGCAGTAGAAAACAATCGTCTGACTCGTCCTTGTTTGAAACGATACCTATATGGATTTACTAAGTCACAGTTTCGCAAGATACCAGATGAAGACAACCTCACTGCAATCATGTTACCAGTACAACGGTTTAAGAAAGCATCTGCAACAGAAGTGTGGTCAGATTCGAGGAAGATGATTTAATGGCAAAATTCAATTTTGGTAATGTCCTTGGTGGTGCAGTATTTGGTGGGTTGAATGCAATCCTACAACACAATGCATCTAGAGATGGATATTCAAAGGCAAATCGTTATGAAGTGGTGATTGGTTTACCATCTGGTACAAACAACCCAGAAGCGGGTGACTCTGCACAGTCGGGTAATGTCATCGGACAGTTGCATGGTGAAACTGCAAGACGTATTTCATTTCGTTGCGACAGTATTTCAATGCCTGGTCGTAACCTTCGTACTCAAATGAACGGTAACATTTACGGCCCACCACATGAGATGGTACAGGGTCAAACTTTCGCAGAAGTTGCTGCATCATTCTATGCTGGTTCAGACCTCGCAGAAAGATACTTCTTTGAAGAGTGGCAGAAAGTATCTTATAACCCAGACACATACAACATCAACTACTACAAAGAGTATGTTGGTGCAGTAGAGATTTTCACATTGAATGAAATGGATGAAAGAACTTATGGTATTCGTCTTGAAGAGGCGTTTCCAAAGACCGTTGAAGCGATACCATTATCACATGGTTCTAACAACACTCTAAATAAAGTTAATGTTTCGTTTGCATATCGTTATTGGAGAAACATTGCAACCGAACCACAAAAGGCAAATCTTGAATCAACACTTCAAGATATATTGAAAGACGCTGTTATCAGACAGGTTCAAACCCAGATACCAGCAGTTTTGAGGCGACTGTTTTAAATTATTAATATAGGAGAATATTATGGCACTGCCGCAGTTGAATACCCCAACCTATGAGATGGTACAACCGTCCACAGGTGAAACGATAAAGTTCCGTCCGTTTCTAGTAAAGGAACAAAAAATACTGATGATAGCACAAGAAACAGGTGAAGGGATTGAAATGTCTCACGCTATGTGTGAACTCATCAAATCATGCACCTTTGGTAAAATATCAGAACCAGAACATCTACCATCATTTGACATTGAGTATATGTTTCTGAAGATTCGTTCTAAGTCAGTTGGTGAAGAAGTCGAGTTGACTATCACCTGTACAGACGATAATAAAACTGAAGTTCCATATACACTCAACTTGAATGATGTCGAGATACAACGTACTGAAGGTCATAAGAATGTAATTATGATTACAGATAAAGTTGGTATGACAATGAGGTATCCGTCTTTAGACCATTTAAAGAAATATACCACAGATAACTTGGGTGCAGTTGATGTAACATTTGGTGTAATCGCAGAGTGTCTTGTAAATATCTTCGATGAGAATGAAGTATATGAAGAACTGCCTAAAAAAGAACTGGACGAATTTATTGAATCAATGAATACTGACCAATTTGCAGAGGTACAAGCATTCTTTGATGGTATTCCAAGATTGAGACATGATATCGTTGTGACCAACCCAAATACTGGTAAGGAAAATAAAATCCGACTTGAAGGACTGCAAAGTTTTTTAGGGTAGGCCTTTCTCATGAAAGTCTTAGAGGATACTACAAGACTAACTTTATTATGATGCAACATTATCATTACAGTCTGACAGAGATAGACGAAATGATGCCGTGGGAAAGGGAAATATATGTATCTATGTTACAGCAACATATTGAAGAAGAAAACGAACGCATAAAAAGACAGAACACACAGTATAAATAGTTCAACAATGGGAGAGAGAACATGGCTGCACAAAAGAAATTAGAAAAAGACAGTCAGTATGAACATTTAGATTTGGATGGCGATGGTATCGTCACTGATGAGGAGCTTGATTTGGATGAGAGAATGATGAGACTTGAAAATGAGGACAAAAAGGCTGATGCACAAAGAAACATGGCTTGGTTCGCATTATTTGGTATGTTGTTATATCCATTCGCAGTAGTCATTGCGTCTTGGATTGGATTAGACCAAGCAGGAAAGATTCTTGGTGACATGGCACCGACATACTTTGTATCGGTTGCAGCGATTGTCGCAGCTTTCTATGCAAAAGAAGCTATCGCAAAGAAGTAAAACATGGCAGATGACGTAAGACAAGCACAGGCGTTTGCAGAAGCAGCAAGAAACCTAACCAGAGTTACAGAAGAACTCAGAGACTTCAATCAATCCGCTGGTAAAGAAATTGCAATGACGATTGCAGGCGACTTAGCAAAAGTCACTGACCCATTTGTTAATGCATTTCAGGCAATCCCAGGCGTACAAACTCTTGGTTCAGTTGGTAAAACTCTATTCAATAAAGGTTTTGCAATGATGAAAGACAAGAGAGAACAAGCACTCTTGCGTCAACGTCTTGGTCTTACAAGAGAACAATTTGGTCAACTCAAAAAACAAAAAGCAGTTCTTGATGCACAAGAAAAATATGGTCAAGAATTGGATAATGCGGCAAAGACCATGCTTGGTTTCACGCAAGGTGATTTACTTGCAGTTCAAAAAGATGCAAACGGTCAGTTTATGAGTGTTAGTGCTGGTATTGATAAACTCATAGGAATACAGGGTGACCAAGCTAAATCAGAGGAACAAAGACAGGCAATACTCAATAAGGGTGCTGCAAAACGAGTTGAACAAGACAATGAGAAGATGCGTCAAGAACAAGAACAGATGTCTATCTTCCATAGTATTGCAAGAGGTATCGACAATCTTGCAGAAGGTGTTGCAAATATCAAAGCAGAAGATGTCGGTATGGGTCTACTCGCACCGATTGGTTTGATAGGTGCTGTTATCACATCATTTGTTGGTGCGTTTGTAGCAGAAGTCAAAAGACAGATTAATGGTATCAAAGCGATAATTCTAACATTTGACAAACTGTTTGAACCTATTAAGAATATCATAAGAAATACTGCAAAAACATTTGCGGGGCCTGATACTCTAATTGGTAGGTTCTTTACATTCATTGGTGACAAATTTAAGGCAATCAAAGGTTTCTTCACCACAGGTTTAACAAATCTTCAAGGAAGTAAATTCATCAACACTGCATCAACCATGTTAGATGATTTCATCAAAGGTGTGAAAAGTCTGTTTCAACCTATCTCAAGAGTATTTGGTGCAATTGGAAATTCAGTAACTAGTGTTTCTGCAATGGCGGCAGAGGGTGGTGTTATTGGTAAAATACTTGGTTTTGCAAAAGGTTTTGGTTCAGTATTAGGTAAGTTATTCTTACCAGTAACCATTGTCATGTCTGCATTTGATTTGATAACAGGTTTCATAGACGGTTTCAAAGAGTCAGAAGGTGACAGCATCGTAACTAAATTTATTGATGGTGTTGGTGGTGGTCTTAGTAAACTGATTGGTAATCTAATTGGTATTCCTCTTGACCTATTGAAGTCTGGTGTCTCATGGATTATGGGTGCAATGGGATTTGATAAAGCAGAAGAGTTCCTTGACTCCTTTAGTTTTGCAGACCTTATCATGGACTTGGTTAAAGCACCGTTTAATATGATATCAAAAGCAATTGACTATATCGTTGGATTGTTCACTGGTGAGAATGACCTCTTTGCAGATATAGGAAGTATGTTTGGAAGTATTGCAGATGGAGCAACCTCTCTGTTGAAGTCCATTCTTCGTGGTATCCTACCAAACCCTGCTGGTGAATCTGAAGGTGTTTTTGGTTTCATCAAGAAGGCAGTTTCCTCTGTAATACCAGATGGTGTTTATGAGTTTGCTGGTATTGACCCCAAAACAGGTGAAGAGATTCCAGTAACAGCACCAGAACAACTTGAAGAAGCAACTGGTGGTGGTAGTAGTAAGTATGACCGTATTAAATCAAGAATGGACAGAAAAAGAGAAAGATTAGCACGAAACCAAGCAGAGAATGATGAAATGAAAAGTCAACAGACAGGTACAACAGTTGTTCAGAATATTCAGACAAATGACAATTCATCTAACTCATCAAACCCAACAGTAACAACCCAACCCCTAAAAGACACATCTGTACCAGCGGGTACAGTTCCAGTACTCTAATCAGTGGTCGTAGATATTCGGCCCGTCTTGAATGTAGACAGGTTTGCAGTATGCAGTAATCCTATCCTTTGGGTCTATGTACATTTTGTAACGATAATTACCATATTGTTTTGGTATGCGAGCAGCGTAGTACTGACACACATCAATACTTCTGAATATCATTGAGTTTGGTACTTGTTGTCGGAACTCGCCAGTGCCCATGATGACCACCAACATAAATGCGTGTATCATCGTTTTAAGTGATTGCGTTTGAATTCAATATCTTTGAGTCGTGATTTAATCTCACGACACTTTCTCTCTGAATCAAACTCTGGAATGTGTGGTTCTCTGTATAACATCTCATCCATCCATACAACATAACCCAGACAGACGATAAGAGCAACAATACAGGACATGACAAAAAATAACATCATCAGATTACACCTTTGACACTCATAATAAACCAGATACCCCAAATGATTAGACCAGATGTTATCGCAATAAGTATGGTTGCAAGTGTATACTCAATCACTTTTCTTCTGTATTCTTTTTGGTCATATATCATTTGCTGTCTTTTCTTTCGTATTTCACCTTCCATACGCAAGAGCTCTTGCCAGGCAGATGGGCCTCTGGTGAAGGTAATAACTTGACGCAACTGTTCACGCATATCGTCCGCTTTCTTTTTCGCCATGAAAGCGGCCATCGCTTCTTCTTCAACTGAACCAGATGCAAATAACTTCTTAAACAGAGGCGGTTTCTTACTATACTCCTCTGCTTTCTTTAGGTCTGAAATCGCACCCATCCAGCGTCCTAAATCGGCGCCCATAGATTCAACGTCACGGCCGACTTCAAATCCCTTTTTAATCATTGAAAATGCGCTTGTAGCGGTTGCAAGCGCCGTTACAGGGTCTATCATAAACACTCTCCCTCTCTAAGAGTATTTATAAAAAAAGAGAGACAGGATTTCTCCTGCCTCTCCGTCTAGTAGTATGCGTTGTCTTTTTGTGGTGTTACGACACTATAGTGGTCATTCTGACACTAAGGACTTACTGCACAGGGTTTGACAACTTACCCATCGTTTGCGAGTTTTTGGAAATACGACATGGTATCATCCTCATCCTCGTCAGTACTTGGAATTGATGGTGCTGGTTCAGACTTGAACTGTGGTGTTTCCACAACATCATCATCAATCATTGCAGCAGCACTTGCAGTAACCGTACCAGACAGTACATCGTCTAGTCTCTTCTTCAACTCATCGTATGACTTGAAGTTGGTTGGTGCAAGGAACTCTTGCAACGAATACTGTTTACCCCAGATATCGTTGAGTTCATCATCGTTACCTTTCAGAGCAGATACAGTCTCAAAAGAGGACGCATCATAGTTCCAGTATCCATCTACTTTACGAATCTTCAGTTTGAAGTTCGCACCTTCCCAGAAGTCGAAAGGATTGATAGGTGTCTCATCTTCAAACTCTGGTTGCATTGCAGCCATCAGTTTGTCAAAGATTTTCTTACCGTAACGGAAGAGGAACACCTTCCCTTCGTTCTCTGGATGCTTGGAGTCAGAGACAACGTAGATATTTGAGTAGTACTCAAGTTTACGTTTCTGTTTCCTTGCAATCTCCTTGTCTGATTCCAGACCAGAATTCCAAAGTGAGGAATTGTAATCTGACACAGGGTCTTTCTGACCATTAAGAGTAGTCAAAGAATTCTCAATGTACCACTTACCTGTAGGGCCTTGGAAAGCGTGTTTCCAAATCTTGACCCAAGGAAGTTCCTCACCTTGCGGTGCAGGCAAGAAACGAATAACTGCATAACCGTTACCAGACTTATCCAGTTCTGGTTTCCACAGTCTTTCGTCTACATAAGACTTCTTTTCTTGAGGGGCACTCTCTGCTTGAACTTGAGAGAGTAGTTTGTCGAGCGTGTTCGCTCGTTTAAGTGTATCTAACGACATATGTTTTCTCCGTATGTTATCGTATGTTAAAGTATTTCACGTTATTCATAATGTAACTATATTTATACTACATCATCCACCCAAAGTCAAGGAATCTTTCCACATCTTTTTGGGTAATGTACTGTAGATTTTCACAATCATGCCATTCTTCAATATAACAGTCAGTGTCAGATGTTCCCAGAACATCTTTGTTGACCTTGTAAAAATTGACCTCTGGATAATTGTCAAAATTCTGTTTGTGTTGAACAATCCAGTTTGATGGTTTCACATAATCTTGGTCATTATCCAAGTAGCACTCTGTACCACCATACACGTTGTTCAGTTTACCGTCATTTGAATATAGGTCATGACCTATAATATAGACGTTCTTTGCACCAAGTTTCAGTGCAGTCTCAATTGAGGTAGGCCCTGCTGACCAACCTCTATCGGGTTCGATAGTATGACATTTATCTCTACCCTCTTTGCATCCAGTGATATAAGTCTTGACTTGCAATCTATCAATCTCAAGTCGTTCTCTTGTAATCTCTGGATGGTCTTTCAAAATCTGTTCAAACTTCTCATTCACTGCAACTTCGTCAGAACCGTGAATGACAAATTCTGTATCGTCTTCTTCAATATGAATGTTCGCATATGGATACTGTTGCTTGATGTCGTGTAACATAAACATAGGAAGAGGAGTCCAATCACGAATCCAAGTATGATTTTCTTTGGAGTATCCACTGCGAACAATCTCATGAGTAATCTGGTTGTCCAAACAGATAAGATGGTCAACCGTCATATCACGATATATTGCATTGCATCCGAAAGTCTGACCTCGACCTTCGATAATTTTCATATCAAAGTCAAGGCGTGACTTTCCGTTACCGAAACAAAATGCGTTATTAAACTTCACTGTTTCGTAATTCAGACCATGAGGTTGGAAAACATTCTCTTCCGAACTCGTCAATCCTGTCTGCAATGATTCTAGTTTCATATTGTGTATCCTTTGCACAACGCAAGTTACATACCCTTGCGAATGCCATTAATGTTCCAGACCAATACCACTCTGTATAGAGGTTTTGAGGAAGTACCATCCTCGCCATCTCTGGTGCGACACCCGAACTCAACAGGTTATTGTATGTCTGTGTGACATACTGAATAGTAGGTTCGATACTGTAAGTGATAGTCTCTTCACTACTACCCTGTTTCTTATCGTCAGCTCTCAATCTCCACTGTGTGGGGTTGTAGAACTCTGGTGGGTCATCAACGTACCGTCTGGACACTTCATTCCACACCAAACCCACTTGGTGTTTCACTAGTTGTCTTGCAACAAAGATTGGAGCCTTGATATGAAACTGCATTGATGCGTGTCCAAAAGGACTCCAATGATTGTGTTTTGCAAGATACCTAATAAGTCTTTCATCTCCTTCAGAGAGTAGACCTTCAATCATACCCCCTTCTGGAATGGTTTCCCATTCTGACTTCTTTGCGAAAGAAACCCTTGCAGCGTTTACAACTGTAAGGTCACTTCCCATCTGGTCAATTAACTGAACTTCCAATTTTCAATGACTCCTCGCCTTCTGCTTTTGCTTCTGCATATGTTTTTCTTGTGTAGAACGCAACCGTATCCTTACCATTGAATACTTGACAATGGAATACAGGTGGTTTCGACTTCACATACTCAGAGGGTTTGTCATCCTTAGCAGGAATGACGTACCCCGCTTGGAACACTTTGTAAGACCTAGTTGACATAGTGTCTCCTTGGTCTTGGTTTACGGAATTGGGTCATTGCAAGATGCTTAACCCGCTCTTTAAGTTCCTTGTCAGACTTTGACAGTTCTGCAAGGTCATACTCAAGTTCACGAATGCGAGCATTCGCTTCATCAAGTTTCGCACGATAGAAATCTCTTTCTTTCGCAACAGGGTCACCGTCAAGGTGAAGGGTGACTTCAATTTCTTTAGTCATCAAAATGCTCCTTTGTTAATTGCATTGTTATTACTCTATACTCATTGACATCAATTGTCAAGAGGTTTTCATAATTAGTTATAAGTTTCTTACGGTCAGGCCACACAATGTCTTCATCAATGTTTTTATCCCATGTCTTACAGTAACCAATCAACCGTTCCAGTATGCAAACAGTTTCGATTGATATTCTCTTCGACATGAATTGTTTTAACAACATCGGGTGTTGTCCTTCAGTTTGAAATATTTCATCAAAAGATTCAACTTTGTGAAATAATTCAACTAATTCATTTTTGAAATTGTACTTCAGTGCTTGGTTTCTTTTCTTCCAGTTCACATAGTTTTCATCGTTAAAGTTTCCAACCCAGCCTTTGGGATTGACTATGAAGTTGGATATGAAGAAGTCTTTGGTATCGTCTTTGTAAGTCCTTGCGACCTTACCAAAGAATGGTCTGTCATTACGTTTTAAGAACGAGTCTACACTCACCTTCGTTTTACCGTGATACTTACTGTAATCGTAATTACTGGTAAAGTGAAGTTTCAACGCATGATATATTTTATATGCGTCATATGCCTCCATCTTATTTTATTCCCATCATATAACGTCTAGCATGATATATTGAATAATTGTTTATACAAATATATTCAACACATCGTTGTCTAAACAATCTTAGTATTTCGTAGTCATCCATTATATTGGCAACTGTGCGACTTTCGGTAAGAAATTGAGTTCTCTTGCGTTACACTCAATCTTTTCCTTCAGTGATTTTGTGATAAGGGGTTTGATGGTATCTGGTTCGATGCTGTTCTTCTCGCAGTAATCTAGTACTGCTTCCATATGAGAACAACCACATTCTTGAACAACTTGTTCCACTGCAAGTGAGAACTTTTTTGGTGTCATCAATTTTTCCATTGTCTATTCCTATAAGACGATAGAGGGAGTCACCCTCTATCTAATTTTATGCAGCAGAGCAGTCATATATACCGACTGTTGCAAGGTGGTGACTAACCCACCCTTCTCCTTTCGTGTTGTCGTGGAGTTAACCGTGACCCCACACGGACGTATTAAGGCGTCACCCTATCCATGTAATCTTTTGTGCAAGTGCGACTACTACCACATATGCACCGTAACCAAATAGACTCCATAGGGTTGCAAAGAGAACCATCTCAATACTATCTGTTTCATACCAAAATTGTTTAATCTTATTCATCATTTCTCTATTCCAAAGCAAGGTAGTAGTGGTGTCATTTTACAATGTCTTGCATAATCATCATGTCCGACTGTTGCATATGTTACACCCCAAGGTAAAACCACAATAAAAAAGGTGACGATTAGAAATGCCCAACCCAACCCTTTTGTTGTGCAATAATTATTCATGCTCTCCACCCTTGTCTTGTGGGTCTAATTTAATTCTCTTTCCGTTCATCCACATATCTCTTGCACGACTTGGTGTGGATGTTGGAAAGTCTGTAAAGAATGTAGGTCTGCGTCTTGCAGTTTCAAAGGTTGCAACTGTGATTACAATTGCGGCAAGAATAAATGCGTGTGCAATCATACTCACACCCATAATCCAAAAACTACCAACCCACATACTAAACACGATGCACCACATCCAAGCAAGAACCTGTAACACCATGTGTCTGGTGTTGGTATCTGGAATGTGTCTCAGTGGATTCTTATCGGCGTTCATCACACCGTTCCAACTATCATATATAAACTGTCTCATCACATACTCCAAAA